TAAAGAATTTTTCATTTTTCTTATCTTCATCTTCATCATCTTCAAATGCCATAGCAAATAAAGCACTTTGTAAACTATAAAATATAAAGTTTTGTATAGCGCCATAATATATTATTTTAGATATATTAGACATGTCACTTTGAACTTGAGTATCGTATGGCGGTGTTTTTCTTCTGTTAATTAAATCTAATGTTGATTTTTTAATTAACCTAGCATATTGTGAAGTTACATTTTGAAAAGCAAATATCATACGACCAAGAGCTGATCTTTGCAATAGTGATAACATGTCAGGTCTAGCGGACTGCTGTGTACTTTCTGCAGTAGCTTGAAAATCTTCAAACGCTTTTGTTTCAGCTTCTTTTTTTGGTAAACCTTGTTTTATATAAGTATTAACTCTATTACGATACATGCTAGAACCACCAAGAGCAATAGCAAAACTATCAGCCATTTGAGTAGGTAAAAAACCTTTGTTTAATATATAAGCTATAGCCGCTTTAACAGGTTCTTTTGATTTTTTAACAGCAGCAGCTATTTCAGCACCATTAACATCAAAACCAACACCAGCTCTTCTTTGTTTTAAATAATCAGAGTTGAATATCATAGAAAAGTCCTTCCAAAACTGTGGTTGATCAGCAAAAGCAGCAGCAGCTTTAAATATGTTGTTATCAGCAAAGTTTATAAAGTTAACAGTAGACAAAGTCTGTAATACAGCAGATCTAGCATTAAAAAACATTGTAGCACCAACTGATCCGTTTAAATAATCTAAAAACGCATTAACCTGTTTATTACTACCTTGCTTTCTATTAGTACCGTTTTGAGTAGCATACAACATATCTTCTAAAGCTTCAACAAAATTATCACCGTAAGCAGCTCTAATTTTATTTGCATTATCGCCAACAAGTTTACCGTTTACTATTTTACCAAAAATTTGATCAGAATTTTCAATAAACTCTGCAAAAAACTTTTTTCTACCAACTCTACCTGTTGCGTCAGCTAAATCTTGTTTTATGCTACCAGCTAACCAATGCTCACCTGGCTCAACATAACCTTCATCAATTTTAGATATTAAACCTACTTTATCAGCAAACATTTTTAACTTATCATCTAAATTAACAAATTCAATAAGTTTATTAGTATCTGTTTTAGTTAAACCTGGTATATCAAAACCAAAATTATTCCATAAATATACTCTAACAGCATCATCATATGTAAAATCACCATCAGGTGTACTTTGTGTTAGCTTTTTACGTATATCTGGCATTTGCTTAGTTAAGTTTCTGTAATCATTAGCTATAGCTTGCTTAGCCATGTTTAGTTCTCTATAAGCTCTATTTAAAGGTTGTATTAATGTTTTTTCAAAAAAGTCTCTATGTTTATTACCTTGCTCACCTTTACCTATGAAGTTATATAATAAACCTATAAAATCTTCATGTGATGGTGGTATAAATAATCTAAATCTACCTTTACCTTGACCACGTTTTCTAGCTTTTGCTTCTGAAAAACGCTTTTGAGTTTCGATACCAGTTACATCTTGTAATATATCGTTAAACTCTTTACTCATACCTTTACTAAGTTTAGCTTTAGCTTGTTGAACCTTAGACTTAACATCAAACTGATCTAACATGTTTTTAACAGCTTGTACGTTTTGCAAAGCATCATCAGCAAAATAAAAATCATTATAACCATCAGCGACTTTATCAGCTACCCATAACGCTTTTGCTTCTGCAGTACTGTTACCTAAACCAGTTATATTTTTTAAAGGTATATTTAAACCATTAGCTTTTAAAAAGTCAAATATAGCTTTTTGTGCAGCTGGTGGCCTAGCTGTTAATACAAACATATTTTCAGGACCAAACTTGTTTTGTAACTTTAATGCTTTTTGAAACAATGGTGCTAACTTACCTTTTACAACTTTGTTAAAATCAGAAAAGTCAAACTTATAGCCTTGGTCTTGTAAACTTTCATAAGTGCTAGCAAACTGTTCTGCGTTTAAAGTACCTGTAGTACCATCAGGTCTAGTAAACTTAACTAAAGACTCTGTAGTAGCTAATGTATCGTCAAAGTCTAATATACTAATACCTTTAGGTGTTTTAGAAAGTCTAGCTTTTGCTACAGCATCACCAAAAGGTTTTAAACGTGATGTTTTACTAAACTTAGTACCGTTATAGCTTGTAGTTTCAACATTTTGCATAGCTTTTACAACTTCAGGTATTTCAAATATTTCCATACCACCTTCAATTTTCTTACCAAGACCACCTTTATCTGTTGGCTTGTTTAATAAAGCGTGTAATTCTGAAGGTATATTATTTACTCTAGTACTTTCTAAAAAAGTTCTTAACTCAGATATATTTTGCTTAGTTGGATTGTCTATAGTTTCATATATTTTTTCTATAACTTTGTTTACAGGTGGCCTATGATCTAAATCTGTTTTTGATTCGTTGTTAGACATTATACCAAATAAAGCCATTTTTCTAATAGGTGAATCTGTATCTGCAGCAAGTGCTTTGATATGTGATTTTTTAACTTCTGTAGATTTATCTGATTCAATAATACTTATTGTGTAATCTATAGATTCTTTAGATTCTTTAATGTTAGTTTCAAGCGCTTTATTTATTTGTTCTATATTGTTGTTTTTAAATACTTGTTTTGTTTCTGTAGAGTTTTGATAAGTTCTTTGTTCTACATCGTTAAAAGTTATTCTTTTGCCTTTAGGCACGTTTTTAAGCTTAAATTTATTATTTGGCTTTATATCGTTTATAATAAAGTCACGTACATGTTCGTTTTTAGTTATTGTTTTACCTTTATATTTAAACTTAGCAGTTCTTATTTGTTTACTATATTGTTTTAAAAACTTTATTATGTTTTCATTACTATTCTTTTTACTTAAATCTGCAATAGCATCATTAAAAGCTATACCGTTTATTTGAGCTTCAGTAATACGTTTAGCTAAACCTAATATACCAGTAACGTGTTTTTTGCTAAAACTACCTTCAAAAAAGCTAGCATATAGATTACCTTCAGCACCTTCAAATAAGTGTTTATGGTTGTTAAAAGTAGTATTTACTATGTCATTAAAAGATAAGCCTTTATTTATTAATTCTTGCATTTTAACTAGCATAGGCGTTAAGGTACTATAAGTACCATCATCATCTACTTCTTTAATTAAAGTGTTTAAAGCTGTAGCAGCTAATCTTCTTTGCCTATCATCTTTACCAAAATTTGTAGCGTGTTGTTTTGTAAGTCCTACTGAATTTAATTCTTTTATAAAAGCTTCAATATTATTTGTGCCTATAGTTTTAGAAAACTTCATATTAGCTTTTCTACCTGTAGCGGCGCTTAGTTGTGCAACGCTAGTAACATCTACGTCTAATAATTTTACACGATCAACAACTTCTTTACTCTGTCTAGCTTCCATCACAGCATCAAGAATTAAACCATTAACTGTGTTTTTGGTAATACCATCTTTTCTAGTGCCTTTTAATCCACTTCTAATCATTAAAGCCTCACCATTTTTAATAATTGGATTACCTTGTTTGTCTTTGGCTGGTATTTTAGCTGGTTGATTAGCAAAAGCTACTATTTGCGTTTCACTAGGTATTACTGTTTCGTATACGTTTATTTTTTTATCTTTATCAAACTTTCTAAGGTCATCTGGTAGTAATCTACCGTCGTCAATAGCTTTTTGTACGTCTGCTCTTTTACGAAGTGTTTCTACGTATATAGTAAAAATTCTATCGCTTTCGTTAATATTTCTTTCTATTTGAACAAGGTCTCTAGTTGATATAATTTTGGCTATGTCTTTTCTAAACTCCATTAAGTTTTGAAAGTAAATATCTTTAGTGCCTTTAGGTACTGTTTCTTCAGGAATACCATATGTAAACCAGTTTTTTATTTGTTTAAATAAAGGGCTAGTTAAACTATTATGTTCTTTTTGTATTTCTTCTACAACAGCTCTTTCTCTAGCAGCAGCATCTTTAATATTTTTAGTTTTAGCATAAGCACGTATTAAAGTCTTTTTAGCACTGTCTAATATTTGGTTATATATTTTACTACCAGTTTTAAAATTAACTCTATTTCTAAACTCAGACTCTTTTGGTTTTGCTTTTTGTTGAGCTTTTCTAGCTTCTGCTTGTGGTGATATATTTTCTGTTTCAAACGCTTCTTGTTGCGTATCAACAGCGGTATCTTCTATATCAAAAGTAGTTTCACCTTCTTCTGTTCTTTTTGCAGCGTCTATTCTAACTGTTTTACCTTCTATTTTACCTTTTATAGCTAAATCTCTTTCAGCATCTAATTTACCAAACTGCTTATCAGACATAATACGTTCACCGATAGTAACAGGTTTTTCACTAACTTTACCTGTTTTTGGATCTTTTGCTTTTCTTTCTGCTTGTGGGTCGTAACCTAATATTCTGTCATTTATTTTTTCTATAGTTTTTAATCTTCTAGGCGCATCAGGAATAACAGATTTTAAATAATTGTTTACAAACCCATTTTCAAGATTAATAGATCTAAATATTCTATTAAACTCTTCACTTTGTTGAAACTCTTCTTTAGTATAATCTTTGCCTTCTGTTTTTAATCTTGTTCTTAGTTTTTCTTCTATTTCGTCTACAAATTTAGCAGCTTGTGATACATTTACTTTTGAAAATTTAGCTTCTTCAAATACAGCTTGTCCTCCTGTTGCTCTTGTAATACCTTTACTTAAACTACCTTTATGTATACTTTTGTTATAATCTTTTAAAAAATTGTAAGCACCTCTAGCATCACTAAAATCAACATTAGAATAACCTAAGTCAGCAAATAATCTTCTAATAGCATCTGCTATTTTTGTAAACACATTATCATTAAAAGTTACTTCATTATTAGCAATAGCATCAGAATACATTGTAAAATACTCATCAAGATGTTTTGATAAATACTCATCAGTATACTCTGAAAGCCTTATTCTTCTGTCTATAGCTTTTTTACCATCTTTACCTATAATATTTAAAAAGTTGTCAATAGTATTTTGTGTTATGTTTTGACTCTGTCCACTAGCTTTTATTATACCATGTAATAACTCGTGATTACCTACATTATCACCGTATATTTTTGTTTTAGCATTATCTTTGTTAATAATAATTTCATCATTAATAACACCACCTAAAGCATCAATTATTTCAGCGTTTTCAGTATCTTTAAACCTTTCTGTTATTTCTTCTTTAGTTAACTCAGTAAATTTTAAACCGTAAAGTTTACTATGTTTTTTAGCAAACTCCATGTTTCTTTCAAACTTTACTTCAGCTTGAGCTTCTTCAACTTCTTGTATAACAGCTTCTTCACCTGTTTCTTTTATGGCTATAGTAGCTGCTTCTTGTTTTGCTTTAGCTGTTTCACCAACACCAGTAAAATCATTTTCTATTTTAATATCTGCTTTTGCTACGTCTAAATCATCAGCTGTATCAACAAACTTTTTCATTTGTTCATACGTAACTTCTTCTTTATTTAACATGTATGTTGGTTTCTTAGCTGTTAACAATGCAGCAGAAACGTTTAACGGCGCTGTTACAGTACCTGTTATAGCTTCAAAACCTATTTCAGCCGGATCCATCTCTTGTCCAGCTGCAACTCTACCAGCTATTTCACCAGTAGCACCACCTAAAGCCTCAACACCAGTACCTGTAGCACCAGCTGCCAATAAACCTCTTCTTGTGCCTGTAACTGCTTTTCTAGTAGCTAATGCTGTTTTACCTGCTAAACCTCCAGATAAACCTTCTATTATGCCGATAGACATACCTCTACCAATAGCTTTATTTCTTATAGAGTCACCTTCTTCTTCTAATAAATCCATTACATTTTCATCAGTAAACTCTAAGTTTTTTTCTTTTAGTCTAGTTTCTATTAACTCACCAAAAGTTAATGCCGCTTCCATTGACGTAGCTAAACCACCAAAAGCACCGGCTAAAGCACCAGCAGGACCAGCTAAAGCACCAGTTGCAGCACCAGTACCGGCGAATGCTAAAGTAGTACCTGGTGCATCTGCTAAAGTACCTATTTGAGTACCTAATGACTGTACAAAAAGTTCTGGTAATAAACCAGGTTGTTCTCTAACACCTCTAAAAAAAGCACTCCAAGTTTCACCTTCTTCTTTATATTTCTTTTGAAACTTTTGCATACTTTCAGATGGCGCGTAGTTTTTAGCTTCATTTTCTTTTGCTATAATAAAAGCTTGTATAGTTTCAATATCTACATTAGAAAAGTCTTGAACCATTAAGTCTGTAGCTTCACCAGTAGTACTAGCGGCTTTAAAACCTCTACCAAACCAAGTTTGATCAAACCAGCTTACTGAGTCCGAGGAACCATCGTCCAATTGTGACCCCATAGTTTCTTGGCTCATCGTCGGGTCTTGCGTCGAGCCTTGTTCTTTTCCCTTTTTTACTGCGTTTGGAAAATCATTTAAAAATTCTTCAAGTCTACTTTGGCCTACAGAGTATTCTTGACCATTAACTACATAAATTTCATTCATATTTATTAATTTGTTTTTTCTTGGTACTGCGTGTTAACTTTCATAGAATTTTGTAAATCTTGTATAAGTCTTTCTAATTCTTTAATATAACCATCTCTTCTAGCTTTATTTGTTGCAGTTTCTACTTGTGGCGATGCTCCTAGACCAAATCCTCCAGCATCACCTAATTTATACTTTTTACCGTTAAAAGTAATTGTTTGACCACTTACTGTTGCACTTTTTTCACCTAAAATTTCATTTATTTTATTTACAACATCATTAGCTCTAGCGCCTCGAATAAAAGCTACTTCTTCAATACCGGTACTTGCTTCTTCTTGTAGTTTTTTTGTAGTTACAAGTTGATTTTGTTTTGTTCTTTCACCACCTAAGCCAGTTCCTGTAAATCTAGCAAAACGCTTGTCATTATACCAATCTAGCGTAATATTAAGTTGACGATCATAATAATCTAATACGTCATTACCTGATTTTACATCACCATCATCTGAAACCCAACTATTATCGCTATTACTTTGATTATATTGTTTACCATCTATAGTTATAACACCACTATCTAAATTATCTATTATTTTATTAAGTTGATTTCCTAAAACTATTTTTTTTGTACCATCTTCCGTTATTGGCCCATAAAACGCTTGATTTGCAGAATAATATTTGTCTTTCTCTTCTTCAATAGTTGGTTTATTTCTTTTTTCTAAATTTGCTTGTTTTATGTTATAAGCGTTTAAACCTCTATCAAGCGCTTGTTGTCCAACAGTTTCGCTATATATATCTAAAGCTATAGACTTTGACATATCAAAGTTATTACCTTTTAATATATGATCAGCTACAGCTTTATAACTTTTCGCATCAAAATCTGATCTATCTAAACCGTCATTACCTTTATCAAGTTGTTGTAATATACCTTTGTCGTTTAAAACTTTAAATATAACATCTGTATATTGACCATCTAATGATTGTATTTCTTGAGCTATAGATTTACCATCTTTACCTCTAGATTTATAAACAAAATCAAGATAAGCGTTTTTAGTAGTTAACGTTGGTGATATACTGTCATATATAAAGTTTTTATCAATATCGCCAACGCCTTCCAAACCTTGTTTAGTTAATTTTTCTTGTATATTTAACTCTGCAGCTTCTACATTTGTATCTTTTGGCACAACGCTTTCAACTATTTCTGGTAAAGTTTTAGTTACACCGTTTAAAGTAAAAGTAATATTACCATCTGTATCTGTATTTCTTACAAGCCCATGGTCTTTCTCGTTTGCTCTATACTTAGCAATAGCCTTCATAAACTCTATATTACCTGTTTCACCACTAGCTTGTATATTAACACCATTATTTAAATAATAATCAGATATAGTTGTTAAGTCTTCAGATTCGTTTTTTAAACCATTAACATATTTGTTAACTTTAGACCTCCACTCTAATCTTTGTTTTTCACCTTTTTTACCTTTTGGTATTGCTTTATACTCTTGTCTAAAAATATCTAAATCATCTACAGTTTTATCTTGTATAACACTTTTATGTGTGCCACTAGCAATTTCATCTTCAAGGCCTTGTAAATAACCTTTTAATTCTAAGTTATCAGCTTCATGCTGTTCTTTTGCGGCGGTAAATACGCCTTCAACAGTATCTAATAAAGATTTATATGCACCTTGTTGTATTTTTAGTGTTTCTAAATTATCTTTAGGTACATTAGCCAATGCAGATCTATAAGCTGCGCTTACAATTGTACTATCTGCTTTTCCTATTAAACTTTTTGCCATATTTTATTTGTTTATTCAAATTTTCCTGTAAATGGATTAAATGTCTTGTAAAGTATACTAGTTTGTTGTGTCTTTGGCCCAACAAAAACTGATTGCTTGTTAGGATTTACATTATTTATTGGTGTTCCAGTAACTTTAAATCTACTAGCGTCAAAACCACTTTCACTACCTTCAGAATCAAACGCACCTTGCTCTGCCAAACTACCAATAGTACTAGTTATTAAACCTACTCTATCTGATAACATTTGAGACGCCATAGCGTTACCTTGCATTTGATTAGCATACGCTTGTTGTACGGCTGCGTTTGCACCTGCAGCTTGTCCATATTCAACTCCAAGTAAAGTTGCTTGTCTAGACATTTCAGCTTGTTGAACCATAGCTTCACCACCTCTTTCTGCCATGTCAGCTGCTGCTGCGCCTTTAGCGGCTAATAATTGATTTCTAGCTTCTTGTTGTCCTATACTAGCAGATATCTGCTGTGCTTGTCTTTGTTGTTGATTAGCTAAAGACTGCGCTAAACCTGCTACACCACTTGTTCCTGCCGCGCCTCTCAAACCTTGTAATATGTCTGCTCGTTGCTGAGCACCTAACTGAGCTTGAAACTGTGCCTGCTGTTGGTTAACTGTTAAATCTTCAAATGGATTATCCATACCAGCATAAGGATTTGTAAACTCCATTGCTTCGTATTCAGCTCTTTGAGCATCAAGCCTTGCTTGTTGTTCTTTTTGAGCTTGTAAAGCTTCTCTAGACAAACGCGCGTTTTGTTTTTGCATTCTTCTTTGACCAAAGTAACTAACTCCAGCGCCTATTAAAGCTGCTCCAACTTGTATAGCTATTGGAAATCCCATATTTTATTTTTTTAGTTAATATTTGTTTTAATATAGTTACAGTTTTTATACTTTATTTACTACTAAGCTCTACTTGAGCACCTATTGCAAATAATTCGTTTGAGTGGTTATAATCGTCATTAACAAATGTAATAGAAGCATAGTAACCTGCTAAACTAGATATATTTATGCCACAATCTTTTTTAAATGATAAAAACATATTATCACAAGCACTACTACCAGTATAACTTGCGCTGCCTGGTATATCTGCTAAAGTAAGACCAACAGAAGTGTAATTAAATCCAACACGTAAAACTTGTTGACCTTGGTTGTTTACTACTATACGAATACGAGTTATCGTACCTAACTCTTCAGGATCATCTGTCATATTGCCAGAGCTCATAGCAAAACTAGTAAGACAATATTTATATAATTTATCTCCTACTTTTGCAGAAATGTTACTTGCGTTTTGTGTATGTGAATCTGATACGTAATTTAAATCGTATGTAGCTTGTGTTTGTAGTAGTGCCATATTTATTTTATTCTGCTGTTAAAAATTTATCAACGTCAAACCTTATTGTTTGATCGCTTAAACCTGCTTGTTTTATTTCAACGTTACCTGTTATTGTAAATATTCTACTAGCATTACCAAACGTTAAAGTTATACCATCTTCTAATTCTTGAGCGGCACTAAGAACTATTGTGCCTGCACCATTAACGGCGCCGGCTCCACTATCTACAGTTGGTACTGCAGAAGAAGTGTCTATACCAATACCAGTAACAGTACTGAAATTACCGTCTCTTATACCTGCTCTTTCTGTTATTTGAACACTTGTACTAGAAGCACCTATAGTACTAGCAGTAGTAGTAGTAGTAACAGGAGTTATTTCTACTTTTAAGTCTGTAAAATCTAAATCATAGTTAGATAAAGATTTAATGTCTTGCACACCATAACCAAGTATTTTTATTGTATCGTCTTTTAAAGCATCTGCTTGTTTTTGACTAAAAACAATGTTACCTGCAACGCTAGTTGGTATTCCATTAGTGTAAGTAATAGTACCTGTTCGTTGTACAGCTTCTTCATAAACTTCGTAATATGTTTGCCTAACAACATCTTGTGTTATAAAATCTTCTCTTGGAGTTTCTTTTATATTAGAACGAGAACTAACCACAGAACGAGAACCAACCACTGTTCTTAAATTAGATGGTTGTTCTGCTACAGGGTTAATACTGTAAAGAGAAGGTCTTGGCGTTCTAGTTTTTACAGAAGTTGTTTGTTGACGTGGGGTTGTTGTATCTGGAGGTCTATATTCTGTTAAAAAATCAGAATAATAAGAACTTATATTAGTACTGGTTGTTACATTATTACCTAAAGCTTTCATACCTTCTTTTAAACCAACAATATTATCAATAGGCCATTTGTAATAAGTAGAACTACTTACGTCTTCTCCTTGTATAGGTATTGCCGCTGAGCCAATAGTTCTTTGAGCAAAAGTAACAATATCATTTTTTGATGGTTGCCTGTCTATTGAAACGTTACGCGTAGCACCTAAAGTACCAACTATAGTAAAAGGTATTTTTCTACCTGGTTTTAAAGAAACTAAATCTATTTCTGTATCAGTAACTGACATGCCACTAAAAGCTGTAGCAGAATTAATACTAGTTGCTGTTAACGTTAATTTAATATCTAAAAATTGATCTATGACTTTAGTTAACATTAAAGAAGTAGATCCTGTGCTTTTATTTACATCTATAACAAGATTTAAATCTCTTTTTTCTTTATATATTGTATGTTTAGTGTTGTAAGTAGGCTCTGCATAAAGTAGTATTTTATACTGATCATCATCTGTTACTATAGGAAAACTAATACTATTAGTATAATAACCGTTATATATAGTTTGTTTTTCTAAAGAAGCTCTAGTTGCTGAAAATATTTTACTATAAAAGTCATAATAGTGACCGTCTTCATTTAACACTTCAATAGTAAAAACAGCACCATCGTCACCAACTACTGTAAAATACCTGTCTTCACCACTAGCTCTTATGTTAGTAGTATCTATTTTAAAACTTTTAATTATTTTACTAGACATATTTATTTTTTATTTTAAAACTGGAGTTGGACCACCGCCTGTTGTAAGTAAAGTATTACTTCTTATTTTTCCAATACCTTGATAATTAAATGCGCTTTCTTCAAAACTTAATAAAGTTGATTTTCCAATTGGAGCGCATAAACCTTTTATATAGTTAAACCACTTGTTTTCTTTTTTAATAAACTCAACAGATCCTCCTCTTTGCATATCTGTAAACATATTATAAGTATACCAACCGTTTAAATCTTCAAAGTTATAGTACTGACCATCATTAACAAAGTCTCCAGTATCAGCATCTCTAGGTCTACTAATTTTTGCTTGTGAACCTTCGTAGTTTAACGCTTTAAAACTTTTCACAACTCCAGGATCTTCATTAAATAAAACTGTTATTCTAGAACTAGTAGAATTACCATAAAAAGTGTTGTATTTTGGCGTTTCTAGCTCTGAGTGATGCTCGTATATATCACCTTGCCAAAAACTATAATAATCATTAGCCATGCTAACTCCACTTTCTATTCTTGTAAAAGATTTAAAACTAACCCAACCTTTTACGTTTTCTTTAAATGAAACCACATAGTTGCCTTGAAAAGTGTTATTGTATATATCTGTATCACCGTCTATACTAATTATTTTACTTTTTAAAGCTACATTGTACTCTCCTTTTTTATCATCATAACTACCTATTGCTTTATTAGTTAGCCTTAAATTATCTCTAAACCAGTCTTTCATACCATGATCAGATATAGGTGTTAAACCATCTTTTGACAATCTAATTACAGCACCTCTTTGTTTATCAGTAAAATAAGCTCTATAAGACTCTGAAGCAAATGACTCTGGATTTTTAGATATACCATATTCACCTACAAAAGGTATAGTTTGACCTAAAACATTTATATTAGCTGTTAATTGTGGATTACCATCAGCGTTAAATACAGCGTCTTTGTTTGCTAGTATTTTTAAAACTTTATCTTCACAAAGCGTTACTAAATCAGTGTTTCTTGAAAATAATTTTTGTATACTACCATAAGTTGGATTTATATCCTTTGTTATTTTTTCTGCAGCTATAAATTGATTTAATTCGTTTACGTTTGATACAGAGTTGTATATCCCTGAAAATATCAAACCATATTTTCTGTGCTCTTCTTTATAAGCTTCTGTTTCAACAGTAGTAGAAACTTGTACACCGTTACCTAAAAAAGGTAAATTAAAACTATCTCTAATTCTATTAGATTCAACTCCGTTTAAAAAAGAATAACAATTATACCAGTTTAAAGTGTACTCGCCTTGATAAGCGCCAGGTCTTATTCTTAAGCCTCTTAAAGCGCCACTACTATCAGGTATTAAATGATCTACTTTCATTGTTACAATAGAACCATCAGGCAAAAATATATCTATTTTTCTATAATTAGAACTTATATAATTTGGAGATATGTTAGGATTAAAGTAAGTAGTTAAACTTGGATCTGTAAAAGTATGATCTATCCATATAGTATCATTTTCAATAGCTAAAATTTCTGTATCTATTGGTATTGCAGCTTGATTTTGAACTGCCGACGATTGTGTGTTAAACCAATTTTGGTTTTGTCGTATCGTGCAGCCTAATAAACCACCCATAGGTATATGTCTTTCGTCTCCAGTATTTAGTTGTAATAAAGTTCTAAGATTTTCAGAATCTAACCTCAGAGGTAAAACATCACTAGCAGCATAATAAACATCTAAATCTGTAGTGTCTTTTGGTTCTGTTTCCCATATTGCTGGATTTTCTGGAAAATCTATACCTTCTGCAAAAGGTTCAACAAATTGTAAAGTATAACCTACAGGATATAGTAAAGTTTCTACGTGTTTCACCGAAACGTTACCACCAAGAGAACTTGTGTAAGCACCAAAGCCAGTGTGTGCTTTTTGTAAACTAATTCTAACAACTGAGTTTGGACTATAACCATTCATTGTTGCTTGAGCTATATGTATTGTTTTATTAGCACCTGGATCAAAACAATGAGTAATATCTAAAGCTTCTAAATAACCTGTTAAAAACAACTTATAATTACCATCTACTCTTTGTTCTATTTTTCTTATAGCTAGATAAGGATTTGTTATAGCTGTATTGTTGTAATTACTGTAACCACCTAAATCTGTAGTATCATGTTTTGTTATAATCATACCAGGAACTATACTCATAGGAGTACCATTTGAAGTTGCTCCTTCAAAAGAAGCTTCAGTAACAATAATATGATAATCATCAATACTAGATGTGTTATTTATAACTTGTCCAGAAGCAATAGTTGTAACTGTACATGATAAGCCATTTGCTATTGGTCCTACTTTATTAGAAAGACCTGTATTTGGACCAGCAGCAGGAATCCATCCCATTACTTCATCATGAAGATTTGTTAGTTTCCAAGTTTTATTAAAATTAGGTGAAAGATGTCCAGCAAAATAACAATAAGAATAACCAGATCCAGCAGGAATAGGTGTACCACTAGGAGGAAACGCATATCTAGAAATGTCAAAACCATTTTGACCTACTGCGATACCGCCATAATACCTTAATCTTCTTGAATGTCTAACACCATTATAACCAATTGTAAAAACAACTTGGTTAGGATCTTCAAGCCATCTCCATTTAGTACCAGGAACGAACTCATCAAACAACTCTTTAGTTGCAGAATCACCGTAATACGGGTTACCATCTTCTTCGTCTCCTATATTCCATACGTTTTCTGCTACAGAGTCAGTTCCAGTTACATCCCATTTTTTATCTCCGTGAACTATTGGACCAAGAGTTAAATGCATGTTAAACTTTCTAAGATTATCATCATTAGCACTACCGCTATATATACCACTACCGTTCGTTGGAGCACTATCGTTTATTGCTGGATTATATGGCACTTGAGTCCAATCGTGTTCAGTATCAGTACCACCTGCACACTCGCCTACATATCTTCCGTAATCTATAAAATAAACTTCTTCTTCTCTACGTAAACTATTGTGTTCTTTAAAGGCAGGGTTACCTATATCTATACCAGTATCAGCACCAAATGTTGGTACATCAACAGTTGTAGCAACAAATGTATTAGTAGCTTCACCTGTAATGTAAGCTTTAGCTTTTGTTCCTGTTACACCTAAATCATTTACTTGAGGAATAGTAGTACCACTATAAGTATATTCTGCAGCAGACATTGTTATACCTGTATAACACCAGTATTCATCACACCAAGCACTTTGTAATCTAAAATTAAAACCGTCAGCTATAGTATCATACCAATGGCTTTCAAGAGTGATAGCACTTAGAATAGAAGTTGTAGTATAAATAGATGAAACGCCTAAACCAAATTTATAAAAATCTAACCGATTAAAATTTTCTACATTAAATCTATATCTACAGTTTTCAGGATTATAACCTACACCAGCTATAGTGTTATTAACGTTAGTTATTTCCGCTACAGGATTCCAAACGTCTGGATAACCAGCGCTATATTTTTCTATTCTAGAAGGATTATCGTTACCAAAGTTGTATTTTCTAAAATAACAAGCGTATCTTCCAAAGTTTTTACTATAAGCGTTTTGTGAAGTTAAAATACCTGTATTAGCTGTAACTAACTGATGGCTTCCAAGATCATAACCATGACCAGTAGCTTTTGCAGAGTGAGTTGTGTGATGAAAATTTTCACCTAGCATTGAGTAAACGTCAATACTTCTTGAGATTCTAAAGTTATCTTGAGTAACTTCTTGGTCTAATACAATGTGTTGATTGAAAACATCGTTTCTATGTATTTTAACAAAAAATCTACCATCAAACTGTGGCTTATTATTTACTTTATAAAGAAAAACATTTAAGTTAGTGAATACTTTTATTTCAGTTGGAGAAACTGGATCATCAAAAATAAAATTAGTGTCATCTCCAAAAACAGTTTCTATTTGAAAATAATATGAAGCTAAATCAGCTTCTAGAATTTGTCCACCAGAACCATCTGGAGTTGTATCTAAATCTGTAGTTACAGAAGTTACTCTATATCTATCTGAAGTACCACTTAAATTATCATTATCAAAAGAAATATATAATTCACCACTTTTAGCTTTTTCTACTAAATCGCTACCAGCACTTGATTTAAATCTTTTATAGTTTACTCTAAACGTGTCTCTTCCGCTTAAAGGCACATCATCAAGAGCACCAGTAGTATCAAATAAAGCGTTTGAAGAAGTAGAAGAATTACTTTTGTGTTGGGTTTTATTTATTTGTAATACTTCTGTTTTTATATAGTCTGGAGCTTCGTTTTCTATAGCTATAACTTTAAATCTAGCTTTATCAAGAACAGGTTTGTTTTTTAAAGAAGGTTTTTTAAGTATTAAAAAAGTATCTATATCTATTTTGTTTCTATCAGTTGAAGGAAAAGATAACCAAACGTTACCATCTCTAGCGTCATACCATCTAGACATAGCCATGTTGTAATACTCACCAGAAGTTTCTTTAATATAAAATTGAAAAAACTTCATACCTCTAGGCTCTAAAGAACCAGATTTAAAACCGACTCTTAATCTATTAGAAACTCCACATCTATCTTTTTCTATTTTAAAAGTACCACTTGGATTTGATATTACAGGTGTTTCTCTACCATACTCATCTAAAAACACAACACCTACTTGATATTCTCTTAATGACTTTATTGATCTAACAGCATTGCTTTGGTTGTTTTTAAAACCTAAAGTATCAAAGTTAGAATATAAAAACGTTGTAAACTCTGGAGCATAAGGTTTTAATTCACCACCATCTTTTACTAATAAATCAAAACCTTGAGTATAGTTACCATATACAATTCTACTACCTGTAACTTCTTGTGCTAAAGCTTTTTTAGGAACATTATCGTAAGGTCTTAATATTTGGTTTGAAGGTATCGTTGCATTTATAGTTTCGTCAGTTACTGTATACTCGTTTAAATTCCAATTATCTTCGTTAAAAGAAGCTTGTCTATTACTTATTGAGTCTAATAAATAAATATTAGGTGAGCCTTCTTCTTTATATAGTATATCTATTTCTTCTACATCTAAAGGTATATCGTTTAATCTAAAGTTTCTAATTATAATTTCGTTGACTCTATTTGTCATACCAATATTATAACCTTTTTTAGGATGATAATCAAAAGAACCTGGAACGAAAGCTACTGGAGTAAAAGGTGAAAAAGAAGAATATTGACCATCTTTATATTTATACCTAGTAGCAAATCTAGGAAATTTAAACTCAAATAACTTTTCAGTATTATCAAATAAATCTATAGCGTATTTTCTAGTTGTTTCACCAGGTACTACACCTGGAGGAAACTTGCTAATATTAGTTACTTCTATTTCTATAACTATAGGATTAGTTGCAGAGCTTACAAATTCATTAGTACTAGCACTACTAACAAGATCTATAACTCTACCTTTTATTGTAAAATCTGTTATTGGAATACCTGGAGGCGCAACCGGATCACTATCAAACTCTTTTAAAACAACTAAAGGCTTGTTGTTTGGATTACCCCATAATAATTCAAAATCAGTATTACCAAATAAATCTTCATCTATTCTTACTTTAATTACATCACCAACTGATAATGAACTAAAATCGTATGGATCAACTAAAGAGGTAGTTTCTAATACATCATCTATTTGAACGCCTGCAGCTAAAGGTTCTGTTATAGTAATAACACCTGTATAATGCTCACCATCTTGTAAGTTACTGTAATCTCTACCTGTTTTTAGTTCTAAGGCTGGAGCTTTAGTAGGTGCTTTTCTTATCGCTGTTACATGTTCTAGCGTAAGAGGTATATTATCTGAGAAGTTTATGTTTCTTTCTGGATTTACTAATCTAGTGTAAGTTTCTATTTGACTACCTAACACACAGTCAGATATATTTATTTTTTTAGGTTCGTTACGGCTATCAGTCCAAAATAACATATCATCGATAATATTTATACCAGTTATATTATTTTTAGTAGGATCAAAGTTTAAAACACCTACGTCAACACTTTTAAATACGAAAGAAACTATTTTTCCAGCAGTCCATATACCAAAACCACTAGGCACAATATTTGGTGATTGAGATAAAAGCCCAGGGACGCTACTAGTAGTTAGTGTAATACCACCAGTAACAAAATCTATAGTTTTAATAAAAGGACCATCGTTAGGATAAACAAAAGTATCAAAAACTTGACCAACTGATGTTACTATATCAATAGATTCTAGCTGCATGCCAACTTGAAGAGTCTGTATTGACTCGTAATCTAAATAATATTGTGGACCATTTATGAGAGTATCATTTACAGCTATAATATTTACAGCAACTTTTTTAATATCATTAACTACTACTTCTACAGGATTAGCTTGATCTTCAGTTTTACGATACCTTAATATTTTATCACTTAAAATATCTGGTTTAAACCAAGCGCTTAAATCTTTAGAATTAAATTGGCTGTAATTTCCTGGATCATTAGAACTTGCAGGTAAAGGATCGTTCAGACCATCAACAGTATAATCAGGAGTCCAATCATTTAAAGCAGCTATAAACCAGTATAAAGAATCATTTTTTTCATCAGCTATTGAACCAACGCAAATGTAACTAGATTTGTAATTAAAGTTTTGTGGTAATCTATAATTACTTAGTAAGTTTTGAACAGTACCAAGATTAGAGCTTTCTGAAGTAGCAACTTGAATATTAGTTGCTTCTCTATATTCTCCATTAGGTACTAGTCTTTCATCAAGATCTAGATTCATTTTACCAGCAGTAAAATTGTGCTTTAATTCAGCCATTTAATTAATGTTTAATTTGTTTTGACTTACCTCGTAATATTTGAGTAATTTCTTCTAATTTAATATTTGATAGTCTTAGTTTTGCTTGTCTTGTAGCTGCAAACTTTTCTTTTTTAAACCTAGGAGCTAATTGCTGGTGCATAGGTAAAGAAGATGTAGATAGTATAGAATAAGCTATATTTTTATACATTGCTTCTTCAGCAAGTTTATGTACTTGCATTTCTGCGTCTGTACCAAGACCATCGCTTATATAATCTAATATCACAGTTTGTCCAGAAATATTAGAGCTAAAATGTATTTTTCCTGCTAATTCATCTATATAATAAGATCCATTTATTTGAGCATGTTGAGGATCTAAACCATATCTTCTTCCTTCATTAGGCCAATATACATCATTTTCATAATCTTCATAATCATAATTACTATTTTCACTAGGTTCATGTGATTTGTAGTTGCCCCAAGTTGTAGAAGTTTCTTCATTTGTTACTCTAACAACAGAAATACTATCTATAGTTGCATTACCAGCAGTAGCGCTTATGTTTCTTAGCCAAAATTGATTTGCTATGTATTTAACAAGATTACCAGCAGAATTAAGAGTTACGTTTCCTGTTTCAATAGCAGTTACTGTTTCTTCATAAGTACCGTTAGCTGTTCTTCCGGTACCACCAACAACACCACCAACGTTATTTGAAAGAACAAATTGAAACTCTCCAGAACTATAATTACTAATTGTATATGTTATTTTATATTTTTCACCTGGTATTATTTCATCAATATTTTGTTGACGAAACGCTTGATATTGCAATAAATTGTAACCACGCACTGCATTACCATCGTATCCATAAAACCAACCTTGAGCAGCAATAGTACCTGTTGTTTCTGTTTCTAGTGGTTCTTCTAAACCTAAAGAGTTTGTACCTACAATAACAACTTGAGTACTTGAAATACTACCATCTTGACCCATACCATTTTCATTTAAAATCCAAGGTTCTTGGATACCTTGAAAATTACCATTTTTCAATAACTCACCTGAAGATATTTTTTCTCCAGAAAGATTAAAAAGATATTCGTTGTTATTATCTTTTTGATATTTTTTGGGATTTGAAGTTTTACTTGTAGGATATATAATATGTTTTATACCAGCAGTATCAACCCAACTAACTTTAGTATAGTTAACATAGTCTTGTGGTAAGATCATTTGTAGACTAGCTGGAACTACTATTTCTTCTGATTTAACCGATTTAAAAGTATCAAAAGATAATTCTTGCAAAGCTCTCATTGCAAAAAACTGTATATCAGCTCTTTTTATTTTTGGTATTATTTTATTTTCACCAACATAAGCAATTTGAAATTGTGTTATAATATTATCTAAAGAAGTAAATTGATAGTTACCATAATCATTACCACCATAATATTCGCTTTCATTAACGTTGTCTAATAATCCCATTTATTTATTGTTTTTCTTGTTGAGTTTTTGATAATTCAATAGTTGCGGCGCTTTGAGTTATTTCAGGCCTTTGTATTGCAATACCAGCATAACTTAATATTCTATTAACTAACTCTGTTTCTTCTGATCCGTGTAATTCAAAATGTTGTAAAGCTAGTGAAGTAGGATCGTATAACGCAGACGTAGAACCTGGTACTGTAGTAGTAACCATATACGGCCAATTAGGATCGTTTGGTTTTCTAATGTAAGTAAGTAAAACAGTATCACCAGGTGTAGTTTTTGGATATATTCTTATCCTTACTTCACCGCCAATACCAGTTGCTCTTTGCCAGTATATAGGCCTTGTAATACTTTGTCTAGCCAAAGGGCTATCTAAATATAATTGATGTTCTTCAACTTTTATTTCTTCAGCAGTAACTTTTTTATTTTGTCCTTGAGAGTTATATCTAATTTTAACTTCACCTAACCTATAAACTTCGTTGTTATTATAGTCAATATCACCACTGCTAGAAGGAGGTGTAATATCTACATCGTAAACTTTAAAATGATTAACTTTTTGTTCAAGTAATTCTAACATATCAGCATAAGCATGAGAATTACCAGGCACTCTATTAAACTGATTTATATCATAAAAATATTGCTCAAATATTTCCATTTGAGCCTGTGCAGCAAACAAGTTAAACTCTTGTGGAGTTATATAACCTCTTTGTTCTTTATTTGATATTGCTAAAACTTTTTGATATACTCTATCTACGCTAATCATATTTTTTTATTTTTTATAAGGAAACTTTTTATTTAAAGCATCTTTTCTTTTGCCACAGCCACAACCTTTTTTACCTAATACTCTCGCTCCTGCTTGTGCAAAGCTATGTATACCGGTTGCTTTTGTAAATTTTTCTATTGAGTCACCTAATCCTCTTGATTTATTATCTTTCATATAATTAGATTTTATTTGTAGTTGTAATCGCCCCGCAGGGCGACTACCTCTACATTTTGATTAATTTAATCGTTTTTCTATACTTGCGTATATTTCCATACCTTCATCAGTTTTAAACCAATGCGCTAAAGCAGTGTATGGATGCTCGTCAAAAGGTACAGTCATTATAACTCTATTGTTAGTACCCCATAAAAAGTTTCTTTGATCTTGAGATAACTTTATAATATTAAGCTCAGTAGCTCTTATACCAAAGTTTCTAAGTTGAACATTTTCATCTGTAGCTAATTCTAAGAATAAAGCAGGGTTGTTACGAGCAAATATTAGTAAATCTCTTTTAAGCTCTTTAGAACTCATCTTAGATACACTAGATCCTTTTTCTACACGCAAAATAGCTTCAGCCATATCTATATCCATATCTCTAGCTGCCATTAACGCATCAACTTCTAGTTCTAATATTTCTATTTCATCTTCAGCTACAAGTTCTGGTTGATGCTCATAAAAAATAGTATCTTTATGCGGATGGTATAAAGATAATAATTTTTGAAGTGTTGTTTTGTTTTTTTCTACAAATAAAGCGCCGTTTCTAAAAACAACATGCTCTAGTCTTTGATCACCTTGCATTTCATCAACAAAAGGAGTTCTTTGATTTTGACAATATTTAAGTTCTCTTTCGTAACCTTTTTCTTTATCAAAGTAATAAATACCATTTGTTTTTAACATGTAAGATATAGGTTTTCTTTGAGACTTTAAATAATAAACTCTATCTTTTATTTCCCAAGTTTGTTTCTTAGGTTCAGTTTTAGGTTTTGGTGTTTCAACAACTGGTGTTTCAACAACAGGTACTTCTACCTTTTCAGTTTTTTGTTTTTTTGCCATAATATAATATATAATAAAATTAATAAAATAAAAAGAGAGGGCAGAGAGCGTTTACATGCATGCCGCCCTCTCCTTTTAAAAATAGTTTACTTCATTAACATAAAGTTGTTAGCACCTTGAGTGATTAAACATCTTTCAGTTAAGAAATGTAGTTGCATAACGTCTAATGCAGAAGTAGCAGCACCAACAGAACCAGTAACCCAAGTCTTCATTCTTCGGTCATCAGTTTGTGAAGCTCTATATCTAACATGTAAGAAAGGTCTCTTCATGCTTTGTCCAACAGTTTGATCATAAACTGAAGAAGTACCAGCAGGAATCATGACACCTCTAATTGCATTTGCACCAGCAGCATCGTTAATACCACCTCTTGTAGCTTTGTCATTTAAGTATCTGAAATCAGATTTATAGAAGTCATAAGAACCTCTTCTAAAACCAGTGAAACCTAAATTTAATGCCATATCTTCAGAGTTGTTAAATACTCCGTAAGAAGTACCTCCAGCCCCGTAAGAGTTCATTGAAGCTAACATATCGTCCATAGCCAAGCTAGTTGATCTGTTAACAAACATCATGTACTCTTCAATAGCTCCTTGCTTATCAAACTCTGCAAGTATTGCATCAAACTCAGCTAAATCAGTAGCAGCGTTAACACCAGAAACACCAGTAGTAACATTACCTCTTGATTCAACAGCAGCAAATAAACCTTGCGTACCTGAACTATCAGCGTTAGCAGTTAAGAAGTCTGCAACATCATCTGTACCAGAAACACCTAGTTCACCTTCTAACATTGCCATTTCAATATAGTCAGTAAAACGAGCTCTAGTATCAGCTTCAGCTTTTAAGTACCATAAGTAACCAGAACCTCCAGCTTCAGTAGATATTTCTACCCAACCGATTCTAGAAGCATCAGAACCATTAACTTCGTAGTAATCTTTCATTATAATTGGTTTATTATTGAAAGTATTAAAAGTAGGCTCGTTAGCTCCTCTACGCTCTGTAGCAGCAGCTGCAGCTGAATTATAACTACTTCCTTTTGCAAATTCAGAACCATAAACTAATAAAGTTCCTGTAGTTGCAGTAAGTGTAGTACAGTCAGCAACACCATAAGGTTCAACACTAAGCGCGTCACCATTAACGTGCACTACTAAAGCTTTTAATACAGCTTGATCAGTAGCTAAAATAACAGTGTCATTAACTCTTACACCATGAGAAGAAGCAGTATAAGTAGCGTTAGTATCAATATGATCGTTAATAGTAATTAAACCACCGTTTGTTGAACTACCACCATTAACAGTAGTAACAGTCATAGTATAAGATAAATGTAATCTACCTTGCTCTGACCAAATAACCTGATCAGCAGTCATTGGCTCTTCAGCACCAACCTGTGCTAAGAAACCTGAAATTGTTCTTGGACCGAAAACCTCAGCCTCTTTTTCCATTAAATCTGGAACGTATTGTTGACCCCAACCAGCACTAGTTGAAAGGTCTAGGTAATTTGAAGCAGTAGCTTGCTGGATTATACCAGGAGTACTGTTTAATAAATTACCAGGATTTGAAATTGCCATAATTTTGTAATTTTAAATTGTTATTTATTGTTTTTAATTTTAAACTTAAAATCAGAAGAATTATCACCTAAAACTTTTACTTTTACTCCTCCAGCTTCAACAGTTCCATGACTTTGTCTTGGGTTCATGTTGATATTTTTAGCTTTAGCTACACTATCTTTCATAGCATCAGCCTTACCTTGTTCGTAAAAGTGTTTTGCAACAGCATCGGCATTCATTGCTGTAAATAATGACTTATGGTAACCTTTAGCATCTTTTAGCATATTATTTTTATCTAAAAACTTTTTAGTAAAATTATTAATATCACTTTGAGTTGCTTTTACTTCATTAGCATCTTTTACATTAAACCTATACTTTTTATCACCGACGTTGTATTCAAAACCTTTGAACTTGTCGTTAAAAACATTGTTTGTTTTTTGTGTAAAAATTTCAGTACTTTGCTTTGCTATTTTTTGAGTTTCTTCTGACTCTTTGTTATATCTATTAAAGAAATCCATAGCTTTTTGTTGTTCAGTTGTAAGCTTTGAACCGGCTTTAATTTCTTCATAGTATTTAGACTTTTGCCCGTCTAAGTGGGTTCTCGCGTTGGCAACTTGCTCTTTTAACGCTAGTTTTTTTCTTCGTATATCTCTTTCTTCTTCAACTTCTTCGTCGTAAGAGAACGAGTCTTCCATAAGGAAGTTAATTTCTTCATTAGTTAAATGTGGTTTTGTTTGTCTATAGTACTCATATAAAACATCGTCATCATTTAATTTGCTATAATCTTGATTAAGCTTCACATAATCATTAATGTCTCCACCGGTTTCTTCCATGAAATCTACAAGTTTTTGTATATTTTCTGGAAGTGGCTTGCCAGTAGCCTCAGCTTCAGCAACAGCTTCTTCAACTTTTTGTTCAGCTTCATTAACTTCTTCTTCAGTTGAATCTTCAGTTATTTCTTCTAATACTATTTCTTCTTTTTTCTCTTCACTTTGTTCGGTAGACTCTTCAGGCTTTTCTTTGTTTTCTTGACGAACTTCTTCGCTAGCTTCGGATCCGTCGCGAACAGGTACCTCATCTGTGCTTTGCTTCTCAGTGGCATCTTCTTCTTTTTTTGGTGGGTTATCTAAATTTACTTTAGTAATATTGTCATCTTCTTGAGTATTGCTAATATTTAATTTAGTGACATTATCTTGTGTAGTTTCTTCAACTACGGTTTCATTTTTTTCTTCCATAATATAATATAATAATAATTAATAAATTTTATCTAGGGTCAAAACTACCTAAATTAAAGTTGCCGCTAAGTATATCATTACCTGCGGACTCAAAGTTTTTAGGTGGTTTACCTGTTTTTCTTTGGTCAATCATCTCGCTTTGTTGTGATGCTTGAATTTTTGTTCTTTCGTCTTTACGATCTTCTTTTTCTTTTTCTCTATTTTTTAAGTTTTGCACTTCAGCTCCTTTTAGCTGCATGTTATATTGAAACTCTAAAGCCATTAATTCTTTTTTAATATCAGCTTCAGTTTGCATCTTTTGAGCTTCTAATTGTACTTTTAGTTCTTCCATTTGAGCTTTACTTTGCATTAAGGTTTGTTCTTTTTGAAGTTCTACTTGAGCGGCAGCTTGAGCAGCTTGTGTATTTGATTGCGATTGAGCTTGTATATTTTCCATTTGTAACTGCCTATCTTTAAACTCTTTCTTTTTTCTTCTAATTTTTAAAAATTGATTAGCTAACTTTGTATTTTTAATGTCACGTATATCTATAGCATCTTCAAGCTCTATAGTCTTTTGCTGCAGCGCCATTTGTATATTGTTTTCTAATAATTGTTTTTCTTCTTCATCAGGAGATAACTCTATAAATATACCAAAGTCATACAAGTATAATTCACTCATTTCTTTTAGTGTAGCTACGTTATGTGAACCTAAAGCTTGAACAAAAGCGTTAGCGGTTGGAGAATATTCTAACACATCAGATATTCTAAGTGATAAACACTCTGCTGTTTCTGCGGTTAAATATAATCCAGCTTGTAATATATGTCGGGTCGCAGTGTTACTATTTGCTGCGGCTAACTTCTGAACACCTACTAAAGCGTTTTTATCTGGCATGCTACCATCTCTAGCTTCATTCAAACCAGTTACATCACGTATCATTTGTAAATAATAATTGTAATTAGCTATTAAGCTTTGCATTTTAGCACCACCATTACCAGATCTTATTTCTTGTATAGGTACCTTACCAGGGTTCATATCACCTTCAGAAGTAAACGATCTACCTATAACGCTACCTGTTTGAAAAAACATGTTTAAAGCTTCTTGTGGATTATAATTAGTTCCGTTACCTAAATCAACTTCAGCTAAACCATCAGCATCTAAATAAACACCGTCCGGCACCATGCGTGACATAACCTGTTGTATTTTTAAATGTGTTAACTGTATCATATCTGCAAAACCAGTTATACGTCTTACTAAAGAGTCTATACGCCCTTCATACATGCGAGGAGCAACTATAGAATAATTCATTTTAACTTTAGTAAAATCGCTTTTAGGTCGCATCATATTTGTTGCCATTTCCCACTTTAAAAGTTTATTTGTACCAAGTATTAACGCTCCTTCATATAAAGTTTCTATTGCTCTTAATAGCCTAGAATATCCACCTTCTTTTTGTTCTGGTGGATTAAAATTATCATCTTTAGGTATTATTTTTTCTGCACCAGTACCTACTTCTTTTATTTTATAAACTTCGTTCATATAAGTTTTAAAATCAAAATATAAAACCTGAATGGTATTATTATCTTCTTTATTCGTAGAATATCTAGTATTATAATTATTTCTGTTATAGTTTTTATTACTCATTATATCTTCAAGATCACTTTCTGTTAGATGTGGAAACTGTTTAGCAAGTTCGTTAACAGGAATAGTTTTAACCTCTCCAACGTAATATATATCATCAAAATAAGGGGAATCTGTATAAGAATAAACAAGATCAGCAGGATCTACATACTGTACGGTAGCTCCTTCTGAAGTAGTAAAGTTTGTTTTAACAGCACCTATACCTAAAACTGTTAAATCACGATAGAAACGTTTTTTAGTTAATTCGTATTTACTACCTTCAAACAAAACTTTTAAAGCTTGTTCTTCAGCTATTTCTACTTCTTGTTTATATTTTAGTTGCATATGTAATAGCAACTCGTCGTTTGTTTCAGGTAATTCTTCTACGTCTGTTTCTCTAGTGTTTATATTAAAGTCCGCGGCTATTGCAGAATCAAAATCACGAAGCTCCATATCTGTCATTAAAGACTCCATGTATTCAGTTCTTTTTTCTACACCAAAAGGATCTTGTGAATAAGCTTTTATATCATATGTTCTTTCAGCTATACCATTAACAACTATATCTACAAACTTAGATATAATAGGTACTGGCTTCCAGTCTAAATTTAAATAGGACAAATCACCATTTATAGACAACTCATCCTTATATTTTTGTATCGACTGCTCTCCTCTTGCGTATAGTCTTAACCTATGAAAATCGTTTCTGTTATTTAAATATCTGTTGTAACTATTGTCATTATTAAACCACTCTGTCTCTATAGCTTTAGCAACTTTTAAACCATAATCGTAACTTAACTTTTCAGCATCGCTAACCGTTTGGCTTGGAAAATAATTTTTACCAGAATATGCCATATTTACTTTATTATTTGTGAATTAGTTCCAGCATTATCATACCTGGAAATATTTATATTTATTTTTGGTTTTTCAACTTTAGCATTTGGAGCATACAAGTGTCTATTGTTTGCCATGATAGCTAAACCAGAACTTATAGACGCATCAAACTTAGTTCTTTTGTTTATATCAAACTTAGCCCAGTCATTTAATAGTTCATTAAAATACAAGTCGCCAAAACCACCATCTTGTTTCATACCCACGTGATCTTGTATATACATTTCAATTGCAGCCGCATGAGCTTGTTTTATGTCTTCACTAGAGTTTGGTATACCACCTATTTCTTTTTCTGCTACAGATAATTTATTCCAAACTTTATCAGGCCTATTCATGCTAAAACCTCTATAGCCTCTACGTCTTAAATAGTATAACAACCTAGGTTTATTATTCTCTGCAAGTATTGGCATACCGTAAAATACTAATGCCATTAATACATCTTCAAAAAATATTTCTGCTGTAGGTGGTCTTGATAAGTATTCTAAAAAAAAGCTATTCGCAGGAGCGTCCTCCATACTAAACCTGGTTAAGCCGTGTAATGCTCCTTTAGATCCTTCTCCATCTACAGTTCCTGATATATCATAAGAGTCACAACCAAATGCTCCTATGTGTTCATTACCAGGATATTTTATACCGTTTTTTAAAACCACTCTATTTTGTAGTTGTTGAGGTGGTACCCAACTAACTTTGAATCTACCTTTTTGATCTGGGTAGAATATAACTTGTGAGTCTTTTATACCATTAACCCATTGAAAATTACCAGTAGTAATACCAAGAGTTCTAGACATTTCTTCATTATAATCTATTTGCTCATATATTTTAACAAGATTAAAAATAGAGTTTTTAGTTTCATCTCTAAACGCATGTTCTTCGGTTCTTGGAAACTGCCTGTAAAACTCGTTTAAAGCATCTTGATCACCTTTTAATCCATCAACTTCATTTTGCCAATGATCTATTACGCCTACATCTATTAGTTCACCGTCTGGGGCAAACACATCTGTGTCAGGAGTAGTGAATACTGGAACTCCGTGCTCGTCAATAA